GGTTCCAGAACCCTAGTTTACCTGTCATCTCCCGGGAGGTCACCCTCCCGGTGGGCGCATATCCTACGCCGGATGTGCGTCTGAAGCGGTGCATCGAGATAGGTGCCGAGCTCGCTACGAGCTCTCCTGTCCCAGTCGAGGACCTGGTTAATCCTCGTCCGACTGGACAAGACCCCCCGCCGACATCCGTCGACGGGCTTGGGCCACCTCTGTCTCGAAACTTTGATTTCTTGTGGTCGACTCTTACGGAACCTGCCACCACCTGCCAGATAGGTGAGGTTCGCGCACATGCTAGCATATGCGCTAATCTCCCTGTTGGTGGCGAACTTGTCTCCCATTTGAGGCTCGGTTACTGCTTTGTCAGACAACCAATCCCTCACTTGGGTGACTCGTTCACGGAACTCGCGTCTAGACGCGGGAACCGCCGGGTAAGTAAGAGTCGAAACGTATCTCGTTGGGTCGTGTGCCCCATCATGCGCGGTGTTCTCACACAGGTACAATTCGAAAATTGCCGAGCGACCAGCTGCTGGGATCCTCAGCCGTCCTTTACAGGGATGACCGAGACCGCCAAGCACAGCTGGAAGCTCTGGGTACCTACGCTTCTTCGTTGCGATCACTCGCTGTTTACGATACAAAGTTCGTGCACAGCGAGCCAAGCGGTTGAACGAAGTTGCGTCCACGCCATGTTGACACATGACCCCATTGCCGTCACGGACGAACTCTTTCAGGGAAGCTGGCCTAAACGATTTAAGACCACCCTCGTTGGTGAGGGCATAAGCTTCGCAGAACACGAAGCCTATCCTAGATCGGAAGGACTTACCCTGATGCAGTTCGCTACCTATTGCGCAGGCTCTGCGCGCGTAGGTAGAAACGTTAAGGGGGTGAGTGAGCGCGGCCAGATCATCTCCGCAGATGATCCGGCGCTTGCCCAACAGCTCACTCATCCAGTGATTGAGGATCGACAATATCGAGAAGGAGCAAGGAGTACCCATAAGGGAGCCTCGCAACTTCGGGACATCAACTGTCTCCCCATCCTCATTCACACCATAACGTTTTCCAAGCTCCTGCCATGTTTGCTGGGTGAGCTGCGACTTTTGGTAACGGACATAGTGCACATCCTGACCGACTCCGAGATTACTCTCGAGCTCCGAGCAGAGGAAAGCGGGGAGACCTGCTTTTCTCAAGCCGCGGATTACAGCCTGGATGGCATCATGTCCGAAACCGTCTGTCGCCCTAGTAAGGTCCGCCGAAAGGTAGACCATACCAGGCACCCACGACCCGATTCTCTGAAGGATCTCATCTTCCGTATGCGGAGCATATGGAAGGATCTGAGGGATCCTAGAGAGGAGGGCCGGCCAAAGGACTTGCCTAACAAGGTCACCTTGGGCAAACACACTGGCAGGAGGGACGGTAATGACTCGTGCCTTCATCCCCAGCTCGGCGATAACGGAGGCGTGATGAGTAACACGTACACCAACTGCTTTACGAAGCATGAGCGCGGTTGCAAAACCCATGTTTCGTTCAGCACTGACAGTTGTTGGGTACATGTTGAACTTATCACTCCGTATTCGCTGCTGGATGCTATGCTCAAAGTGATTCGCAAGTTTGGAAGTTTCACGCCAGTAAGGGTTGTCCGTTGGTACACCGCTCCTCGTGTAACCAGCGCCAACACCGCGCCAACCTGCGCGGGCCAAATCGGCCAATACTGCGTTGTAACCTCCGTCCTTGCGATTCGCTTCGACCACGGCCGCAGACGAAGAAGGCACAGAGTAACGAGACGTTTGTTGGAACGCACCTCTCAGTGTGTAGCGGACATGTTCCTCAATACTCTCCAGGTAAGCCTGAGGAGTAACATGTCGCACCGAGAGGTTACGTGCGTGCGTGGACACGGCTTCTCTCTTCATCTTCTCACTTGCCGCTGGGAGAGCGCGAGCGAGCCTACTAAAGGCAAGCTTACCTTTCACAGTGAGACGACGATCGAGGAAAGAGAGGAGCCGTGCTGGGAAGTGGTGGGCCTTAGGAAGACGCGCTCGTCGGCCCTCAAGGGCAGCACTGCGGAGCTCCGTGCAGACTGCCTTAAGGGAACGTGCAACTTCCTCCCATCCCATGCGGTCAGCCGCAAGGGATACCCACCTACGTACTTCCCACGCACCACGTCTTGTTCCAACACCACAAGAAATCAAAGCACACCAAGTTGCTTCCCAAAGCTTCTTGGTGTGCACCGGCATCCGACGACTAGGGACCTTCCTTCGAGGTCTCCTACGACCTGCTAGCATGGCTACAGGCTTAGGAGAGCTCTTAGGAAGAACACCCTTAACCGTCACAAACGGGTACGCTGGAAGGCGAACTCGCATGATCC